ACAGTACACTAGCTCCCCCTAGCCTTCGTTCACCTAAACATCAGGTGCGCGTAGCCAAACGCGGCGAACATTCAAATGTTCGACGTCAAACTCTACCTTACGACTGAGACCCTCACTTTTTGAAGCGTTCTCCACTGTTTCGTAGATAAGCTCCATGTGCGTCTTGAAACCTTTGTGACTAGTTGATTCTTTGTCACAGGCTAAAGATAGCACAGGCGAGCCGCCTAAAAGATTTCTCAGATAAGCGGAGGATTCGTCCATCGTTTTCTCCTCATTGAATTGAGGAAAAACACATTGGAACGAATATTCCCATGTTTGTAGATCTCTGTCATACCGTATCGAGCGGGCGTGCTTAAGCACGTCTACCGTTCGAACGCTATCTCGTTTCCAACCGAGAATAGGTGAATCCTCCTCAACATCTGGGAGTTGCCAAAATGACTTATGGCATGATTCACGTATGAATTTAGCAGTTTCGGAATAACCGCGTGAGTAAAATGCGGATTCTTTCGCTACTAAACTTAATAACACTGTTGTGTCTTGGGCAGAAGTTTTGTTTGAGATTACATAATTTGCGTAAACGGGGGTAACATCCACCCCGTTATAAGCGTGAATGCCACATGACTCTCTGAACTGGGACTTTACGAATGACTTGTCGGTATTGATTTTCATACCAAACAAAGGCAAATAATCGTAAACTGCTTGCGCAGCTGTACTCGGAATGATAATATCATCTCCGTACACGTACACCTGTTTCATTAGCTTCTCAGAGTCGGCCAACGATGATAGTTTAATAATTGAGCGTATTAAAGCCCAATGTATCAGTGCCATCACAGGGAAACACACACCAGAGCCCATAGGTGCAAACTTATGGATCTTATGGATTTTATCGTCCGGACCTAAAAGAAGTCGGGTACTGACAGCATCCAACTGGTGGAAAAGCGGCGTCGACCATAATAGTCGGTGGACCAGCTCCCGTGCAACACGATCACTCGCTTCGGACATATCAATGGTGCACATAAGTGCATCAACTGAAGCAATGAGCGCTAACTCTCTATTAACCATTTGGCTATGAAAGTTAATGCGCCCTCGTGTAGCAGGGTGTAGTTCTAAACGATGATATAAAAATCTTTTCATCGCTTGTTGAAAGAACTGCATTTCGTTTTCCTCGATACATATTCCGCGTGGTTTACCCAGATACTTTTGGATAAATTTAAAACGGGACACTGCTTCATCAACATGAGGCAAGTGCATGTATCTCCAAGCATCTGCATGAGGATCCCAACTATGAGAATAAAAACTCTCAAGATAGTCGAACTCTTCATCCAGTTCACGGTAAACAACATGCGGCTTGAAGCGCATGTGTAACTCTACAGGTGTGTTTGTAGCGCCTGAACCAGGGCGAGGCTTTAACGTCCCTCCCTCCAACTCAACGTCCTTAAAGACGGTTTCAATGAGCTGTCTGGCGTTCTCCATGATCGGCTGTATAGGTTGACTATTAAAGTCAATAAACCCTACTTCAGCGTCAACATCGAGAAAGTCTTGGAATTTTTCTTCCAATACCGCTTTATCAAAGGGTCCTCGTAGCTTTTTAAAAACTACGCAAGTTTGGTATACTTGAGAAAAGGACACTTCTTTATACTCATTTCCTTCTACTACCTCACGGACCAGCCTATTAAGAAATATAGGTAGTCCATCAATGGTTTTAAAACCACTGAAGGAGGCGCTGCGCCCTTCTATTAGAGCAAAAACATCACTCATATAGCGGGATAATGCAGTAGAAATGAAGCCAAGGCCTTCGTTATCGAAACGACGTTTTAATGTCGCAAGATCACGGGCCGAGTCAACGTCTCTATAGACAGGGTTTAGGTTAACGAAATCTGAGAACAGGGATTGAAACATACCGAGAATAAATTCACGGTTGTCCTTGTAATATTGATATAACTCAGATGACGCTTTTTGGGAACAATTCCCTTGGTCTTTGGCTGTTATGGTTCGCATTTTTGCTGACCTCCAACCATACCAATATAACGTTTGCAACAGTCTACAATCCTACAAACACATCCAGTGTCCTGCGAATTTAAGCAGTAATCAGATAGTGTTTATAATCACATCGTAGCTCAAATCTCACCGCGCATTAATGCAGCGGTGAAACCCACAGCAGCGACGGAAGCCGTGAGGAGTTTAAGCCTCTTTTCGACATCCGCTTCTGCATGTTTGGGGTCGTGCATCACAGAAATAGTGACCACGATAGGAGCTTCGGTAGGACCGTCCAAATCAGGAGAAACCAAAGCAACGGTTTCGCTACTTTGCAAAGAATGCCTTTTAGACTTGTTTTTCTGAGTCATATGGGCAGACTTCAATTGTGAGATGGACTGAGCAGTAGCAGCGGGCTCAATGTACAAGCCTGCCACCTCTCCAGGAACTTGTCTGAACCAATCAAAGGTTCGGTCATCGGTTCCATCATTAATGATAAGAGGTGTTGTTAATAGCATGGATTTTATCCTTATATACATAAAAGCGTTAACGTGGCTTTCACGGGGAAGTATTCCCAAGAGTCGTGTAAAATCAACTTTCATAGGATGCAACGAACAAGAGCCGCCACATTCGTCCACTGGCCTGTTGTAGGCATTTGGACGTGTGGTAATACCGTTCCCTTATTAGGGGACGTAACCCTTCTCGTGTACAGCTGAGACATGTGACCTGCAACAGGCACATCTTCGCCTCCACCTTTTTTAGCATTATTCACCAAATAAGGTGCTGCGTTGTAATCACCATCACGATATAAACCTTTAACGGATTGCGTGAGTAAGGACTCACAATATTTCATCACATTAAGATTTACATTTGGATCATGATCCAACAGTGCTAAAGTTTCGCCAATGTTGATAAAGTAGTCGGCGAGAAACGAAAAAGGTACTCCGTTCCAAACTACTTCCGGAGAAAGATCAAACCCCCAATAACGGGTAAAAGCGTCCCAGTCTGCCCTCATCGAGTACTGATACTCGTACGACAAGGTAGCTGTAAACGTGGTTTGATACAATGTTCCAGATCTGAAGAGTTTGTACGATCCCCCATCTTTAACAGATGGATAAACCTGAGTGTAGTGTCGGGTGTTCCCCTCCAAACCCTCAAGTTGGAACGTATCCTGTGCCTCGCGTACCATTTCCTGTAACTGAGCTTGTATAGCCAGTATATCAGAAATGAGCGGCTTTATGGCAAAAGCATTTACCAGATGGGCCTCAGCGATGGGTCTCGTCGGATCAAATTTCCTAATAAATTTAGGATCTCTTCTCCAACGTCTGAAAGCGTTCGCCATTTTCTTCAATGGTTGACGCGCCAGATACTTAGCAATGGATTTAAAATCTTTTAACTCAAAAATAAAATTGAGCATTGCTACGTTCCCAGCGAATTCTGGCTGCATTGTATGCCAGGCTACTCGCTGCGCTTCAGATGTGTCGAGACGTGGATGTTTAAGGACCGTCTCAGCTGGTCCGAGATACTGATAGTACTTACGGTGGCCTAACTCACAGGCATTTAACAAATCCCTGTCGTAGTTCATTACCCCAGAAACGGGGAACATGAAACCGCCGTCCCGGTAATGATCGCAGTTATTGAAGCGATCACGACCAAGATTCGTACTAAAAAATCTCTCAACGCCAACAACTCCAGAGCCTGCCGTCCTATCTGTATGAGATAGTCCGTATGTTTCCATGTAACGGGCTCGCTCTTCTGTGCATCTTTTATAGAGGCTACAGAAAGAATAGGTTTTCCCACATTCACTCCAATACCGATATCTCGGACTTTTGGTGTAACCGTGGTCAAACGGAATTGTGCGCTGTTTTAGCATTTGTACTAACTCCTATGAAAAAGTTAACGAGAACGCCCCCACAATGGGGGCG